TTTGCTGTCTTTGGCATCTAAGGCTGTTTTTAACATCTTAGCCGCACTATCAAATATACTTCCGGCATCTCTATCGCTTACATTCATACCTAAATTCATAAGTTGTTGGTAACTATCTACTGCCTGTTGAGCAATATCATCCATGTTAGTATCATGTTCGTCTAAGCCTTTTACATTACGCAGAGCATTATCTATTTTTTCTGCTGTAGTTAATGCTTTTTCCACATCTTCGACATCAATAACTTCTACGATTTCTTTTTCTGTAGGTTTATCTTCTACTTCTTCGATGGGAGGCAGGTTAAACTCTTCTTCTAACTTCTTAGTCATGCTACTATTTACCTATTGTAATATCTATATTCAAAAAATTTGATAATGCTCTACTATATAGTTCTGGTTGTTCGCTATCAACAACTAATGTTGTATACTCTATATGCATATCTTTAAATATTTGTAAAAATGACTCTTGAGGTTGTATATGTTCGTCCCAAAGTTCAGGTTTCTTTAATAAATCTTGAAAGGGTATTGGATTTATACCTAAACTATTCACGTGTGTTTTCCAACTCACGTATGCTGAACCCAAACGTTGATGTATTTCCCTGTGTCCACAAAACCAACGTGCTTCTTTTAATTTAGAAGGAAACATTTCACATGCTGTATCAACTTCTGGGTGTTCCCATAGGGCACGTTGGGTATCTTGTGTTGCACATTTTGGTATAGGAATATAGCAATACAAAATATCTTTTATATAAAATGGAACAAATCTTCCATATGTGTGATTAAATAGTTTGGGTGTATTATGATTGCAGTCTAATATGTTATGCAACTGAAATTTAGGAAGGTCTAAGTAATCACTCATTACTATCTAGATTTTTTTCTAGGCTTTGTAGTACGTTTTGGTTTATTAAAAATCTGTTCTTCTGTTATAACCTTAAAATGTATGCCTTTTGCTTTGCACCACTCTTGTGCCGCTGTCCATTTGGCGGCATTGACCATTGTTGCAAGTTTATCCCCTCTGCCTCTTGCATTTTCTATAACTGTCTGGCTTTTAGGTTTGATTTCTATGAGCTCAACTAATGTTTTGCCATTTTTATCTTGGTATTGTACCATAAAGTCAGGTACATAATTTGTAATCTTACCTGTCATAGGATTCCTATAAGGTATCTTTACATTTTCACTTGCCCATTTAAGTATATTAGGATGACTATCGCAAAATTGCATAAATTTTGTTTCCCAACTGCTTCTAGCAAACGGTAATTTGCCGCCAATAAACTTATCTGGGTTTTGAGGTTGAAAAAGGCCCTGTGAATATCTTGACGCCATGAAATTTCTCCTTAAGGTCTAATTACATTTGCTATCTTACTTTGTTTGTTAGTTTTTCCAACTGTCAAACCTATAAGATTGCCCTTAGGTCTTATTTTATTTATGGCTTTATATGTATTTTCCGCTAATGTTATAGAACTTTCGTTAAGTTCGAAGTATTCAATAGGATGAACACCTTGTTGTTTTGCAATTTGAATTAATGCTACTGCTAATGTGTTTGCAGTTTTTTCGTTGAAGCCAATACTAGTAAGTCTATTATAGACCATATCAAGTTCATCTGCATTCATTCCAGCATTTTGTTCTTTTCCAAGCATAGCAGTTAGTATTTCTACACTTGCTTCTGGCAATGGAAAATTTATTGTGCTATTTTCTAAAAATTTAACAAGTTTGTCTTTTCTAATTTCGTAATTGACTTCATTACCAAATGTTTCGTATAAAGAAGTACTCATTATGTATCACCTGGATCTTGAGGAATCATCATAACTCCTCCGCCTGGAGCCATAAATGCTCCGTATACTGTTTCATCTTGTTGTTGTGATTCGGCTGATGCTTGTTGTGATGGTACTTGTTCAGTATCGCCATCACCAAAAGAGTCTAAGAAATTAACTTGCTCTCTTCTTCCAGCATTATTTAAAAATCCTGCTTTTCTTTCTTTTAATTCTGCTGGATATAAAGTAGTTCCTCCAGTTGGGAATTCACTTTTACGGTCTTCCCTTAATAATCTCCAATTACTTTTGTTAGATGCTGAAAATCTTCCTAAGTCATCTTCACTAATCCAAGCATTTACATCTGGATCTATTGTAAAGTTTTCATATACAATATTTAAGTTAATCATATTAGCACCTGAGTCTGAATAATCAAGTCCGTCTATTTCAAAACTAGTAATCATAGGATTGAATAATGTATATTTAATAACTTTTTGTCCGTGATATTGAACTATGTCTATACTTGTAATAAAGTTTCTTTCTGCACCTGGTTGTAAATTTAGTCCTGCGGAATTACTATCAAAAGGTCTATTAAAACTGCCTGATGTTCCTTCGCCATCACCTGAAGGTACTGCTTCTGGAACAACATCATATTTAATATTTTTCTTTTGAGACTCTTGCCCTTCTGTAACATCATACATGTTAGTAGGATTAGTAAATAAATGTGAATACATTCTCATTAACATTAAAACCCAAAGACTGTCTACAGTATCATAAACAGATATTGCTACAGGTTTATAGTCGACAGCACTTACTGTTATGCGTTTTCTATTGTATTGATTTTTTGTATCTACGGCAAACTCTGCAGAAGGTATAGTTGATGTTTTAACCATACTACTAAGTCTATTCTGGAATTCTACGTTGTTTAAAAAATCAAGATTGATGTTTGGGTTGAAGTTAAAGTTTACATAACCGTTAAACTTTTGACGTACCGGTGTGTTTGCTGGAGCAAACCTTTCTGCGTTCTTAAAATCGTTATAAAATTTTCCTGAGTTACCACCTGTTGGCTCAAATTCAGTAGTGACCATTCCGTTGAACATTCCTTTCTTCAATGCCATAACGTCATAGAGCCAATCAGGGACATATTGTCCCTGAAGAGCATTTTGAGCTATCGCATCTTTAAGATTTCTAGGTGTACTCATCTACTATTACCCTATTAAATTACAAAACTATGTAAAATAATTATGCTTTTTCTGTAGTGTTAGATAGGTCTTGTGCTGGGAACAATCCACCTTCTAAGTCTTGAACAGCGGTGCTGTCTCCTGCTACATGTATCGCATTATCATATCTAAGTGTCATAGTAATTTGTACAGGTTCGTTTGTTGCATAGTCTGTATCACTGTAATCTGTTTGCGTAATAAAACAACCTTCTAAACTCCAGTATTCCGTTGGATTTGCTGTTTGACCATCTAATATTGACATTGTCATATCAAATTTATAATCAGAACCTGCAATAGGACTCTTTTGTTCAAAATGGTTTAATTGTTTCATATTTTGAGCACCAACTTGTTTTGTAACCGTACCTCTGATATCATCTCTCAGTACAACTGTGATTGGTTCCCAGGCATGTTTACCAGCGACATAGACCCTTGAGTTATAACTATCAATAACAACTTCTTCGTAAGCAACTTTAGGTCTAGTAACGTTTACAACGTTTTGTGTTAATTCTAGTCCTCTTCCACTTTCTCCAAAATTATCAGTAAATGTAACTCTAAATCTAAATTTTAGTTTAGGCATTAAGATGCCTGAACCAGAATCAGATTCAAAAGGAACACCGAACTTATTCTTAGTTCTTACTATATTTTCTGCCATTTTTATTTCTCCTAAACCATATAACCAAAATAATTATATTTGGCTTAATGTTACTACTTATTTATCAAATCAGTACGAAAAAAATTAAAAGGTACTTTAATAAGAGTCAAAAAGAAAGGGCTAAAAAGCCCTTTCTCAATGTTAATTTAAACTTAACTATTAGCCGTAGAGCCCAAAGTATTTTGGATTCTAATCGGAATATATATAAACTCAACTGCTTTGATAGGCTGTACAGCAATATCAATATACAATTCGTTTCTATCTATTCTTGCCGCTGTGTTATTTGTAGTATCACAAACTGTGATAAAGTCAAATAGTCCACGTTGGATAACTAGATTTTCTAATAATCCATCGACAATCGCTTTCGCTTTACTTCTAGTAATAGCATCGTTTGGTTCAAACAATAAAGGTTTAACCACGTCATCAAGTCTTTCTCTTATATAAACAAGTAATCTTGCAACGTTCACTCTATCCAATGCACTTGCAGTTGGATTCAGAGTTTTCTGACCAAATACTGCTAGTCCTCTTCCTGGGAAAGAAGCAATAGGGTTAACTTTATTTTGATACAATGTATCTCTTTGACCTTCGTTTAATGTTACACTAACATACTCACCTGAAGTAGGATCAACGTATCCAACACTTGAAGCATTGTCTACTAATCCTCTTTGGTATCCTGCTGGTGCAAACCAAGGGAAAGAAACGTTATCATTAAATGCTACAGTTCTTAAAGCAACATGTGAAGCAGGAACAACTACGTTAGTTCCGTCTAAGTTTGTTGCTAATGCACTAGGATAGTAAACTGCCGCATAAGGTGAACTTGAAACAAGTCCATCTTCGCCGTTTTCACTAGCAGAATTGGCGTTAGTCGCCCAGTTCGTAATACTAGTTGCATCTGCTTTAAGTCTGAAAGGAGTATCACCAATTACAAAAGCAGTATTTCTTCTGTCTGTGCTTAGTGAAATCATTTCGTCTAACATTTCTGGGAAACCTGGAGCGGCAATAATGTTAAATGCATTAATTTCACTTCTAATATCATCATTAGAAGCAATAGCACCCTGCATCTTAGTTTTAACTAAGTTGTGAACTGCTTTTCTTAATCCAAACATGTTACCGTCTGTTTTGTTTCCACTTGCATCTACCCAAACATTACCAATGTTTGTTCCGCTTGGAGTATAATTAATTTTATACTCTTTAACGTTACCTGATGATGCACGTTTGTTCCAACCTAAAATACCACTTGGGTATTTAGAAGCCTGAGGAGCATCTGCATCCAAACTTCCTGAGGAAGATTGTCTAAAGTCTGCAAATATAACACCGTCAGCAGTTACTTGGTCTGCACCATCTACTGCCACCCATGCTGTTCCTGACCACTTGTTCAGTGCTGGGAAGTTTTCTGAATCATCAGAATCTAACCATACATCGCCTGCCACTAAAGCAGTACCATCTGATTGTGTAGTTGGAGCCGTTGCTTTCGCTTGAAAGTCTTTTGTTAAAGTTACCCAAGTTGTTCCATTGTGCTCTAACAAGTCAATGTTTGCTGTAGCCACTGTAGCATTGTACCAATAAGTACCTTCTGCTAATGAACCAGTTATTTGAGTTTTACTTGCTTCGTAACTTAATGCCGCAAAGTTTGAATATGTAATATTCGCCGTAGCCGCACCTGAACCAAATCCTACTGAACTTGGACCAAAGTCTGCGTGATTACTTTGTAATACAATATCTCTTCCTGTTGAAGAAGTCAACACGGCTTTTGTACCTGTTGAATCTAAACTTGCTGAAACTTCTGAGACACTAGCCGCCGCCAAAGCCGCGTTAATGTCAAATACGGCATCTTCTGCCGTTGAAGTAGATGCAGTACCTGAAATGGTAGCCGCTAATGTTACAACAACTGTAGTACCATTGTAAACAATGTCAAAACTAGAGTTGCCTGAAACATCTAAGTTACTTATTGCTGAACTTGTAGCAACAACGGAAGTATTACCGTTATGTCTTTTTAGTTCGATTTCTGCTTCTGTAGAAGCATTGTTGAATATACCAACAAGGTTTCCAACAGAAACGTTTGCTGTTCCAATACTTGTATATGCCGCATCTGAGTTGGCATATAAAGGAGCACTTACTGAACTAAATGCTTTAGTTGAAGCACTATACAGTTTAACACTCAAAGAAGCACCTGTATTAGGTGTTGATGTTTGAATGAAAACGTCTCCTGCTGATAAAGATGTTACTCCATCAGATTGTGTACTTGGAACAGTTGTATGACTTGCGAATTGGAAATCGCCACTTGTGGCAGAATCCCAACTTGAAGTACCGATTTGATACCAGTCATCACTGAATTTCTCGTAAATTTTAACGTCAGTTGCAGTACCTGAGGCTGTGTTTGCCACTGCCGCATATTCACCGTTTAAGCCAAATGCTCTTTTTGGTCCGCCTGTTCCTGAATTTACGTTGATAGAATCTACAACACTTACGTCTTTTTTAACCCAAGCGGTGCCAGACCATTCTCTTAATCCAAACAATGAACTTGCTGTATCTAACCAGTAAGATCCATCTGCTATTGCGCCTGTTGGTGCAGTTGAAGATGCTTTAAGTTCGCCTAAGTCGATGTCTGCTCTTAAGACGTATGCTCTATTGGCAAGTCCTAAGAAACTGTGGGCCGCTAGTAGACCGTATTCGTTGAGATCATATCCATTTAATGCAACAGAACCACTTGAATGAAATAATGGATTTCCAAAAGTCTGTAGTAGTTCACGTTGGCTTGTAATAAGTTTTAATTTACCTGCTGTTGCTTTAGTTGTGTTTGATGCAGTTCCAGAACCGTCAGGTGTTGCTTTATCCTGAGCAGTTGCTACTATAATTAGAGGAACTGTTCCTGTTCCAGCCGAGGCATAGAACGATTCATCGGTAACACTAATGCTAACACCGGGTGATACTAATGTAGCCATATTATTCTCCTATTGTGATATGAATCTAATTATACGAATATTTATCAAAAAAACATAAAAAAGGTATTATTACAAAAGGGGGTGCATGGAAATTTACCGAAAAAGATAAATACGGAATTTTATTGGTCTGGGTTTATTTGAATGTGTATTTGTTCTACTTTAGTTTTAAGTGTTTCTAGGTCTGAATCGTTTTCTATTACATAATCAAACTCATAGCCTATCCAATTCCATTCACTTAAATGTACACTCTTATGTTGTGTCAACATTTTATGTTGTGCTGGAACATAACCTAGATTAGCCTGAGTGGCTGTATAATACCAATCAGGGAGGTCTCCACGTTTTACATTAATTACAGCACCGCCCAAACTTTTAATTAAATCTAATTCATTAGTAAATCTAGCATCACTAATAACAACACAGGGTGCCTCTTTGACTGCTTTACGCATTCTGTATTCTAAACTATCAATCCAAATATCTTTATGGAAGTGTTCTCTTAATACTTCTGTTCCCATAAGTTGCAATGCTAGTCTAGGAGTAAAGTTGTCTATGCCTAACTTTCTAGTCCAAAACATATCGGGTGTTTCTCTAAAGTCTCTGCTCTCAATAGTATCACCTTCTAGCATATTTCTATCCCAGCCAAAAATACTAGCACACACATCTTTCAAAGGTGCCGCAAAACTATCTTGTGTGCAACCTCTATCTACAAACAGTTTAGCAACTGTGTCTTTGCCCGATCCTATTAGTCCTGTAATTCCAATTATCATTTTATAAACTCGTTGTTAGTTATTAATTCTTGTATATCATCAAATGTATATTCTGAGTCAAAACTTACAGAACACATAATACGAGTTTCTGAACATTCTTTATTGTTAATCCTGTGCCATTCATTTGTTCTTACAACTGTTGGTACTGGCATGCCATAGTATTCATCTATATTAGTAAGCAACTCTTCATTATAAACTACACTATGCCCGGATCTAATTCTAACACCTTCGCCCGAATCATACGTTGCAGTAAATATTTTAGATTGCTCTTCTGAATCTTCGTCAGCCAAACCTCTTAACTTTAAGTGGTTTTCTAATTGAGGTTGATTAGGTATGTTGCCGTTTAAAACTTCTTTGTCGTAAATATTTTTGTAACCGTCTATTAACAACTCATTAACCTTATCATTACCTGTTGCCCACTCTATTTTACTTTTACTTAAATCTGCTTTAGTAAGCGGATAGTTTAAACCGACTGAGCGTCTTGCTAAATTAATGGTTTGTGCATATACAGAATTACAATGTTCTGTATGTTCCATACCTTCATTGTGCCATTGGTAACAACTATTAGCCGGTGTAGATAAAATTATAACGTCATGTATAGGTATTGTCAAGACTTTATTAAACATACGTCTAAATTTATTTACAAGACCATTTTTCCAAAGGAATACATAACCATCATCGTGTTGTGTTACAAAAAAATCATTGTCACCATTTGCATTAAATTCTGTAACGTTGCCGTCAAATCTAGAATAACTTAACATAAATTTTTCTTGAGCAAACTCAAAAATATTTTTAATTTCTAAATTATCTATTTGTACATAACAATTCATTTTAATAATTCGCCTTCATCATACATTTTACAAATATCTGCATAAGTGTATTTAGAACTGTTGCCCATAAATCTTAAACTTATTCTGTTTGTTCCGTCTGTCTCTACTTTGTGATATGAACTTAAAGGAATAATGTAAGGACAATGATAGCCATTTTTGATTCCTTCAACTTCCATATTGTATTTGCTTTCATCTAAAACAGAATCTATACTGCTAGACACTTTTAATGAGTTATCTTTGGCTGTAACACCTTCTACAATATCTTCTTGTGATAATAATTGTTGCATAAGATTTTTTTCAGTTGCTAATAATTTTTCACAAGGCTTGCCAAATTTTACTTTGCTATTATTTTTATCCCCATACAAGGGAAAGTTTATAGCATAGTTTACTCTTCCTTTAAGTCTATCTATTATATCCCGAGTATACCATGTTGCATTTCCTTCTCTATGCCATACTGTAGAAGCATGGAACTTAATTAGTGTTATAGGATATAACTTAACGCCCGTGCCTACTGTCCATGCATCATCTATAATATTAACTTTAAATGTATCATTATAAAATTCTCTTAATTGGCGTTGTATTTTCTTGCTAGTAATATAACCCATAACACTTACTGGTCTACTACTTCTCGAATTGGTGGGTAACAATGACTGTTCAGAGCCTTCCCACATAATATTAGGTGTTTGTATATTATAACGTATTTGATAATCTGCATCAGCAACTTGGTAATCTTGCTCGGAAAAAAGTTCACTACATTTAAATGGTAGTTCAATGTCTTTTAAGTCAATATAAGGATGTTTTTCAAGCATGGATTAGGTTGCCTTCTTTATGCAGTTTTTCTAGTTCTTCAAAAGTATACTTATCTCCACACATATATCTTAAACTAACTCTTGGGTGTTCTGTTGTAACAACTTTATGCCATTGCTGTACGTTTATTATATAAGGAGAATGATATCCTTCCCTTACTACTTTAGTTTTTATGTTTTCCTTTTCAAATTTATCATTGTGAAAACCTGTCCTACCTAAATACACACTCATAGTTTTATCTGGGTTTGATACTGATACTCTGCTAAAATTATTAGTGCCTATGGGACTACCGTTTTTTAATACACGTCTCCTATTTCTTTCTAATATTGATTCTGATAATTTAATTTCTTGTTGGACTATAGTATCAGATGGCTCGCCAAAACATACATTCGAACCTTTTGCTTTTCCATACATTTTAAAATTTATAGCCATTTGAAAACGTGAATGAAAAACATCTTTATGTTCTTCTGTATACCAGTCTGCAAATCCTTCTCTGTGATATGCTGAACTCTGATTGAATCTAACTAAGGTAATAGGATAATATGGGTAGCCGGGTTGTAGTTTTTCTGTTAAAGGATTTACTTTAAATGTTTTTTCGAAATAATCTTTGCATTTATCTGCAAGTTCGTAACTAGTAAGGTATCCTACAATACCATCGGGAGATGGTTTATTTGTTATATTCCAGTGTATATTTGTAGTAACTAGTGGTCCTTTATATTTAGAATAAGGATCAACACATTCAATGAATTCTATATCATTGTCGTCGAATAGTTCTTTTGGAGTTATTGGTAGAGTTATATCTAGGTCTATATAGCAACCGTTTAAGGCAGACATAATTAACCCATAACAAAACCAAGTGGAGAATTACCTTCTTCCATATCATGGATTCCGGATATCAACTGCTCTAGTTCTGTTAATGCCTCAGCCTTTAATGCATCACCGTTAAGTTGTATTGCTCCGCCTGGTCCAGGTAATCCGCCTGTAAACTTACTTCTTGCTTCACCTAACATCATTTTGCTCTGTGCTAAAGAATAAGCAGATAACCAATCACTTGCATATACATCTTTTATTAATACACTTTCTGGTATAAAATTATTAACTCCTACAGCAATATCTTCTGCGTGATTTACATTTCTTAATATAGTAAGTTTTTTACTATTCCTATTAAATGTAAAATTATATTCACTACCAAACACACGACCTATAGTTTCTTTGTATTGTGCAAATGCATCAAATACTGCTAAACCGCCTACTTGCCCTGCTTGTAACATGTACATATTGTTGAATGCAACATCAAATGGATCAAAGTTAGTACCGCCACCGCTGTTTGTACCTATACCTCTTCTGTATAGTCTTTTAACATCGATAACTTCATCAGGAAGTGTATATTCTACAATACCTGCTTGAGTTTGTATAAAAATAATTGCTTCTTCAACACTACCGCTACTTAATTGACGATATTTTTGAATTGCTTTATTAATTGCTATGTCGTAATGGTCTCTATCTAATTCAACATCTACCATTCCATCAGCAAGACGTAACTGAATTTCTTCAATTATTTCTTCTCTATTGTTGTACCCAACTTGGTCTATTCTAGTTGCCATACAACTATTTATCACATTTTGTATTTAAAATGCTTTAAGAATGATTGTTGTGTCGTTTAATCTACCATTTAATTTGGTTTCTACTGCTTTTACTTCTTCGAATGCTTTTGCAAATCGTGTTTTAGCATTTCCAGTCCAATTTTTGATTTGTTCTGCTGGTTTACGCAATGTTTTTTGAAAACTTTGTTCGGTGTCGTAGTCTTTTATTGTTGTGCCTTTAATTGTAAGTCCTGTACCTGGTCTACTTAATCCTCTAGGGTCCTTATTTTTAGCATGGTATACTCCAACCTTTCTAGTTTTAGTATTGTATACCCACACCTCATTAGCATACGCAACTTCTTCTGGTCTAATACTTGCTATGCCTAATGAACTTTCATTGACTTGAAACTTTAATTTAGCAACCATTTTTTCTTTACTTACAACACGTTTTTTTCTAGGCTTGCGTTGAGACTTACCTGTTTCAATTATAGTATCACATGCTGTATGTATTTTTTCAAACCACGTTAAATATTCTTTACGCATTTTAGGAGTCATAAATGAATACCCTTCTTTGATTTGGTCACATTCCCAAGCAATAATTTCTTTTGCTTCTACTATTTGGTTAGCATAAGCATCTTTAATTAATTTTGCATGATTGGGTTTTATACATCCACCATCAAATGCTCTCATATCGTTATAAGGATCGAAATCTTTAAGAGACATTTTGCCATCTAAATAGTCATCTATATAGCCTTCCCATTCGCCTAATAAAGGATCAATTTGTTCGTGCATTCGTTGTTGTATAGATATTTTTGGTTTACTTGCTTTTTCTTCTGCTTTGGCTTCTGCTTCTTCAACGACAGTATGACCACGTTTCAACCATTCTTCAGATCTGTTATCAATATGACTTCTAGTATTTTCTGGCATCCAGCCTAATTTGTCTTCCATAAAGAATACAGTGGCACTAGAAGAAAATACCCAGTCTGGATTTTTTAGAATAATTTTAATTTTATTTTTATCCCAACCGGACTTGTCTTTTATCCATTTTCGAGTAAGTGCAATTTTTGGCTTGTCGCTTATTTCTGTTCTTCCAAAATACTGACAATCCTGAAAAATCTTTTCTCGTTTTTCATTGTCTGTTTCTTCGCGAAGTGCTTTCCAATCCGGTTCCGGAGTAAAGTAAACATTCTTTGCTCTTGGTTTGCGTTTTGCCATTAAATGTATCCTATTCTGATTCCATTAAAACCTTTTCTGGATCTTCCAATACTTGTTTTACTGGAAGAGGTAATGCATCATAGTTATGTATTGCATTTTTATTTTTTAATATATTGTGATCCTTAAGCATTGATACTAATCCAACTATACCTAAAAATTGTCCTTCTTTCATTCCTGCCCTGTAACTAAAAACTGTGTTACATATAACAAAAACAAGGAATATTAAGCCGATTTCAAAAGTCATTATTCATCTCCATGTTAATTGGTAGTTAGTATAACTTCAAAAAAAAGTAATGTCAATAGGTATTTTTTGATTCAAAATGCAAAAAACTAAAGTTTTTTAGCAGTTAAACCAATATTTGCTGATGCAACACGTTTTTCATTACAAAATACTTCACAATCATAAAATATATTGTTCATTTTTCTCGTCTTTAACGTTGCTTTGAGTGTTAAAACATTTCCAGGAAATACTGGAGTTCTAAATTTGCAGTTGTCTACCCTTGTTACAAAAGTAACATATTCGCTATGCTCTACAATGCCAACATCTTGTTCTGCTAGATGTAATGCATGTATGCCAGCACACTGATTCATGCCCTCTATTAAATAGACTCCGGGCCAGATTTTAACGTGGGGGAAGTGTCCTTCTAGGACAGGATGGTCTGCTTGGACTTCATATGTAGCAACAATATTTTTATCATCTATAATTTCATGACTGTCTATTAGTGCTATGGGGTGTCTATGTGGTAGTTCCATAGTAAGTAATTATACTTTACTTGGAGTAGTGTTTGCAACTTGTGGTAAAAAGATTATAAAAATAATCATTAACTTTACAATACTCATGATAATTAAAATTAAAATTATCTAGGTCATTATATAAATTACCGTCTAGTGCTAGACGTTCGTCTTTATAAGGCAATCCATGTGCTTTAAATAACGGACTAGATGCATGTTTGCCTGACGTGGCTAATCTGGCATTCCAGCTCATTGTAAATTTAATTGTATCATAGAATGTTAACCCATTTCTATTTTGCCAAGAAATATTTGTTTTATACATATCAGTGTCTATGTCCGGGATAGGTTTCCCTCTCATATCCGTTCTTGTTTCTATGTAACCATGTTCTTTCCAATTTTTACTAAACTCACTTTCGCTTAGGTCAGTATAATAGTGTGAATGGTCATCTATACGTCTAATGTATAAAGGATTTAAATTTATAGTATGTAACGGATTTTCTTTTGATAATAAAAATGCACCCATCTTTTTAATAGTGTTCTTATCGTCACTAGGTAATCCAGCAATCATGCCACTCATAAAGGTCATATCCTTCCAATGTGTTTCACTTAGTTCTCTCAAATAATCAAACTGTATGTTTGGATTTAAACCCTTACCTATATCTTTTGCACATTCAGGATCAGTTGTTTCAATACCCAAATTCATTAACCTTGCACCGCTATCTGCAATTAATTTTGCTTGTGGTACTTCATGTTTTCTATTAAGATATACTAAATCTAATCTAATATACGAACTCCATTTTAATTTGAACGGTAAACTCTGAGACATTTCATACCAGTCAACCATCTTTTGATGGTCATCATTAAATGTATCGTCTGTTAACCAATAATCTTCTATACCATAAAGTTCATAATTTTCAATAAGTTCATCTCGAATATAACTAAAGTCTCTTATTGCTTCGCCTTTGCCTTTACCATTTAAAGGAAAAGAACAGAAATTACATTTAAATATACAACCTCTTGCTACTTCTAACGGTAATATCTCTCCTTCTTGTACTAAGTCTTCTGGTCTCCAGTTCATAGTAGAATGTTTTATATCTAATTCGCTAACACCGTCTTGGGTAACTTTTAATCCTGTTTTATTTGTAGGCAGGTGATTAGGATCTCCGCCTTCTTTTAAATGTTGCAAAATTTGAGGCAATGTTACATCTCCAAATCCTAGATTTATATAATCCATTAAATTTGTTTCTGTTTTAGGAAATTGAGATGTTATATGTGCTCCGCCTACAATATACTTTACATCTGGGTTTATGTTATGAATATATTTTCCTAATATTTGGTCACCTTTGTGTCCTGTAGAAAAGAAATGTAATCTTGTGTTGTTATCTCCCCTCACAAACATTTGTTCCATATGGTAATTTTTTTCTTCATCTGTAAATCCTTCAAAAGGATCAAAATTACTTATGGATGAACGCATTGGTAATAATTGGAAACTTCTAAATGTACTGCTAACACCCAACAACAATGTTTCTTTTCCTACAAACTTATCTATAATACGTTTAGTTGTTTCAATATCTAAATGCATCATGTTATCTATAACTTGGCATGTAAAACCGTGTTCCCTAACTTCGTGGGCAAGTTTATAGGCTCCCATTGCTCTACTAGTATTAAAGTTTAAGTGATTATATCTTCCGTCTTTCCACTTATCTGCTGATAAAACTCGACTAGGATTAGTAGATATGTTATGGAGTTTTATACCACGTTCATCTTGATGGTTTTCTTGTGTGCTTGATAAAGGATGTTGGTTGCCCCAGCCTGGTGAATCTGTAAATAATAAGAATTGTACAGGTGTTTTTTCAACCGAAATATTTTTAAAAGGATTTACTAACTCTTCTTGCTTATGGAATTGTTTATACAATTCAAAATCAAAGTTTTTTTTATTTACATCGTTCTGCATGACTAGTATTTATAACTAAATTAGTCTACAAATGCACGTTCAAGAACAAAGTCTCCGGCTTCTCCTAAATTGCCTTCTGCAAAACCATTTTCTTCAAAAAAATCTCTGCATTGATAATTCATATCCGGGCCACCGCATACCATAATTCTATCTGTATCTTTGTTAAAACCGTTTTCTGTGAAATTATTTATGTGGTCCCAAAATCTTCCTTCCCTATCATATGTTTCTTGTGTGCAAGTATCATAATATTTTAAAGGAAAGTTTTCTGTTATTTCGTTTATAGTGTCTGTATATGTGTGTTCTGAGTGTGTTCTAGTGGTATGTACTAATATAACATTTTTAAATTTATCATATGTAGCAGGATCTCTAATTATACTCATAAACGGTGCGATGCCTGTGCCTGTTGACAGCAAATACAGATTATCTGCTACAGTTAAGTTATCAATCGTTAAAGTGCCCGTTGTTTTAGGCATACATATTACTTCATCTCCAACTTTTAAATGCTGTAGACGGCTTGTAAGAGGTCCGTCAGGTACCTTAATACTAAGGAACTCTAAGTGGTCTTCGTAATTAGCACTTGCAATACTATATGCTCTGAGTATTGGTCTAGCACCCTCTTCTTCAGATGTTAATCCAATCATAGCAAATTCTCCGTTTACAAAACGGAATGTTTGGCTTCGTGTTGTTTTAAAACTAAATGTTTTGTCTGTCCAATGATGGACCCATGTAACAGTTTCTTTGTTCAATGTTTTGTTGCCTTTATCGATTCTATCATCGCTTTTCTAACTTCTGGATCGTTTAATTTATCCAAAAATTTGTCATTAATCTCAAATTCTATGCCTCGTTCAAACTTTGTCATTAAAGAAACATCGTCTACACCTAACATACTACAAATTTCTTCAAAACTTAGAGTATTTAAACCGTTTTCTTTAGCAGTTAATAGCAAATCTAAAATTGCTTCGGTTATTAAATCTTCTAAATTGTTGTCTTTCATAATAAAGTGGTGGAGCGAAGAGGGATCGAACCTCCGACCTACTGGTTGCAAACCAGTCGCTCTCCCAACTGAGCTACCGCCCCTGCCGGTTTTTGTGCTACTTACTTAAATTTCTATTTAGGTATGCTTTCATATTGTCGCCAACTCTTTGTGAATTTGCTTGAATATTAGCACTAATTTGCTCTGCATTTTTCCTAATGTTTGCACTAATCTCTTCTGCGTTTCTCATTACGTTGTCGCCAACATCTTGAAACCACCAGTCATTCTTAGTTGCTTTTTTAGATACTTTTGCTTTTGCTTTTGCTTTTACCATTTTGTAATTCTCTCTGTGTTTCCACGTTTGCCTAATAATTCTTTATTACTAGGTAGAACATATTTACCACTATTTTTTAAAACTAGTTTTAATTACTGGCGGAGAGTGAGAGATTCGAACTCTCGGTACAGTTACCCGTACTCTTCCTTAGCAGGGAAGTGCTTTAAGCCACTCAGCCAACTCTCCAGTACATTAATTATAATATGTATCATACTATTTGTCAAGAAGTTTGTAAAGTGATAAATAGTACATTATGCCAAGACTAAGTTTATGGAACAAGAACAAAACCAACGACTATGATTTTCAAGATAAAATTATAGCCGAAAACATCAATGCGGGTGGAACAGGGGTTTATGTACACAAATACATAGGCACATATACTGACGACTCTGCAAATACTAGTATTGGTACTGGTGATTTATATATACAAGATGTTTTGTTTTTAGAAAATAGAGATAGAAAGTACGATACAGACATTTATGAACTGAGAGGTACTTATAATGTAAGTGAACCAGATTTCGATTTAACACAATTTGGTATGTTTGTAAACAATAACGACTTACAAATGACGTTCCATATGAACACTCTAGCAAGTTTGCTAGGTAGAAGGTTAATGGCAGGTGATGTTTTAGAACTTCCGCATTTAAGAGACGATTTATTACTTGGTGGTGGTGAAGCAGTAAACAGATTTTTTGTAGTTAGTGATGCTGGACGTCCGGCAGAAGGATATGATGCTAGATGGTGGCCCCATTTATGGAAAGTTAAACTAACTAATATTACAGACAGTCCAGAATACAGAGATATTCTTGGAACTGGAGAACAAGCAGATGACCTAAGAAACATTCTAAGTACATACAGTACTGAGATAGCAATATCAGATAAAGTAATGGAAATGGCGGCATCAGATATGCCATATGACAGTGGCTATGCTAAAGGTGGTCATTTATACGTTGATGTAAATGCACCTGATAAGCCTGGAGTTTATTTTCCTGCAGATGGTACACCGCCAAACGGTGCTACTATTGTTGGTAGTGGAACAAGTTTCCCAATTGATTGTGTTAACGGAGATTATTTCTTGAGAACAGACTTTAATCCGAATAGATTATTTGTTAAAAACTTATCAGTTTGGCATAAAGTTAGTGATGATAAAAAAGAAGCCTGGTCCGCGGCAAACAAATTGCTTACATCATTTGTTAATAATGATGCATCAAGAACTAATACAGATGGTACTACAGGTACAGAAAAAACATCTCTTAGTAAAATTATAAAACCAAAGGCAGATTAATATGGCAAATATGGATTACTTTTATGACGCTCAACTGAGAAGATATCTTCTCCAGTTTATGAGAATATTCAGCGAATTTAAAGTCAGTGAAGGTAAAAGAAATGGTGTTACTTATTTTAATAAAACACCAGTAAGATATGCAGATATGCAAAGAATGGTAGCACATATAATCAAACAAGGTAGTGAGAATATGGTTAATAGCACACCATTTATGGCTGTAAGTATTCAAAGTTTATTAATTGCTAGAGATAGAACACAAGATCCTATGTTAGTAGCAACGGACCAAATTGCAGAAAGAGAGTATGACACAGGTACTGCTTCTTATAAATCCGGGCAAGGAAATTTATATTCAACTAAGAAAATTATGCCTGTTCCTTATAACTTAACATTAAATGTAGATTGCTGGACAGCAAACACAGACCAAAAAATGCAACTGCTAGAACAAATACTAATACTTTTTAATCCTAGTTTACAGTTACAACAAAACAGTAATCCGTTAGATTGGACACAAATCTTTGAAGTTGAACTAACTGATATTCAATGGAGTAATAGAAGTATTCCTGCTGGAGTTGATGAAACCATTGACGTTGCCACCCTAACATTTACTTTGCCAATATGGTTAAGTCCGCCAGCACAGGTCAAAAGACAAAAAATTATTAATACAATTACTACCAATGTTTACAACACAAATAGTTTAGAAGATTTAGGATACGATGATGACATATATGACTTCTTTAGAACTATTGACGGTGATATGGAAATTAATTCCATAACACCTAACAACTATTGGGTTGATGTAAGTGGCACTGAAGCAATTTTATATAAAAGTGCTCCAACAGAAGACGGTAGTACTTATGACGATGGAACCACAGTAAAAGCAAATTGGAATGACTTGCTTGAAGTATTATCACCACAAAGTGCATCAGGTACTGTAAGTGGTTCTGGTGTTAGTATTGCAGATATACCATTAACAACTGGAAGTACTTTACAACTTAACATTACAAATGAAATAGAAAGCACATCACTAATAACAGGTACAGTAACTAGAAATGTTATTGATTCTGGTAAATTAATATTTACTGTTGACGCTGATACATTACCTGCTAACACAGAAACAAATGTAACTAGGATAGTTGATCCATTAAATAACCACCCAGGCGATGGTACATTAGATGCTGTTGCATCTGGACAACGTTACTTACTAACTAACGAAATTGTCGGTGATGTTTGGGGGATAACTGCAGATATAAATGATATTATTCAATATGATGGTTCTAAATGGTCCGTGGTTTTTGATGCTAGTACTATAAGTATAAACAAGTATGTTACAAACACTTACACAAACAAACAATACAAATGGAACGGCGAAACATGGTCAAGCACACACGAGGGAACGTACAACCCGGGTTATTGGAAACTGAACATATAAGTATAATTGAAAAATTAAATCCTTTAACTAATGTAAACAAACACAAAGGCGTTGCTGGTGCAGGTGTTATCTTCTTATGTAAACACACAGGTCGGTGCTTATTTCAATTAAGAAATGCAGATAAAAGACAAAAAAACACTTGGGGTTTTTGGGGAGGTATGGTTGAGGACGGAGAAACTCCTTACGAATGTATAAAAAGAGAACTTGGCGAAGAAATAGGGTTCGTTCCAGAACTGCAAAAATTAAATCCAATAGATGTATATCAAAGTAAAAATAAAAACTTTATGTATTACAGTTTTGTTGCTGTAGTAGAGGAAGAATTTATACCAACATTAAACGACGAAAGTGCCGGATATGCTTGGGTCAATATAGGACAATGGCCCAAACCATTACATGATGGCGCACGAGTTACACTAGGAAGGAATAAAGGGACCAGTAAACTGTCCACTATATTGTCTATACATTCTAGATAAGTAAGTGTATGTCAAAAGATATTATAAATTTTGATGCCGTACGACTAACTACAGAACTTAATAAATTTCAA